CAAAACGGGAGTAACGTTAAGTTACCCCAGTTTTTTGGATCCCAAGTTCTACTACCACCACCACCTCCTGCACTAGCTTGAGCGTTCAGTGTTGCGATTTCATCTGCAAGGGCCTTATTCTTGGCCATTAGAGAATTATATGTTAATATATCTGCCACAATTAGTAACTCCTATTGTTATACAGAAGATATAGTAGCAACAGAACCGTTACTATTATATGTTAGTGTTATTGCCTTACTTACGCCGCCGATTGTCTCGGTATAGCTAACTACTCGATTTACTCCATTTACAAGAGCGTATGTTACATTGGTGTAAGCAATGCCGCCGATTGTACCTGCAGTAACTAAGCCGTTAGCGTTTATAGTAGTTCCACTATCTGCGAAAGTTTTTGTGTATTGTTGTGCGTTAACATAAGTTCTAACTGCATACTCTGTTGGAACAGCAGTATTTGAGTTACCACTCATAGATGCATCACTTGAAAACTCGTTAATAGTTTCGCCAAGTTGAGCACCGATAGAACCCAGTTTCAAACTAGTCAAACCTGCCAGATCGAACGCGTTAGCGTTCAGAGTAGCACGTCCAGTTGCTTGGTCAATACGGAAGTATTCACCAACACGGAAGTTACCATCTTGGTCAGTTGATACATAGTATACACGACCTGGGTAAACTTCATTTGTTTCATTAGCCTGTGAAGCGGGTTGTGTAGGCTCTCCAGGATAATTAGTAGTTGTTACACCACCTGTACCAATAGCCAAGAAGTCATGACCAGTTAAACGAATCTGCGAGTACTTGCTGCGCAAACTAACAATAGTACCATTAGCACTGCCTGTTGGTTTTTCTTGTGCTAACACAACTACGACTTCACTACTTGTGTTTACATAGGTACCACTTACGCTTTGTACAACGTAGGCTAAAGAGTCGCCTTGTAGCTGTATACTTTGGCCTGGTTTTGGCCAAGCTGTTAATCCGTTAAGTACTAATACAAAACCTTTTGTATTTTCTAAAGCTCCTGCGCTGATGGTACCTGTGCCACCGCTTTGGAAAGTTATAGTATTACCTAAAGCAAAGGTACCTGTTGTATTTTTTACGTACAGTTTATTTGCACTGTACTGTACGTTTGTTACAACGCCAGTTGCTCCAGCACTAGTTGTAAAGGTATCGCCAACGTTAATAGACCCGCCTTGATAAACGAAATTAAGTTGTTGTCCAACGATAGCGCCTGTGATTGGAGTCTCTGAGGTTCCAAAACCTTGAGATACTGCACCCCAAGTTCCATAGCTGTTGTTACCGATTAGCGCACGAATAAATCCGCCACCAGTTGCTATATAACCAAAGTAATTATAATAAGTAAAGCAACTTACAATTTCTGCCTTGCCTTCATCTTTAACCCAATAACCAACACCATTATCGTTAATAATAGTATAGCCATGGAAAATCATGGTTTTAGCACCAGTTGCATGAACTGTACCATCGATTAAAGCGCCAATAGCACCCTGACCAATAAATGAACATTCCAAAACATAAGGAGACTTGTGAAGAATAGGAGATGCGGGATTTAACCGAACCACAACACCTTTAATTGTAGAAGTTGTAATGTCACCAGGAGTGCTTCCTGGAACCCAACCAGTCATACCTCTAAAAGTCATCTTGTTTAAGATTGAGCCGTTGCTCATCAAGAACATTGTTGATTGGTTATTAGGGGTTACGCCGTCGTCACTGTTACCAGTTTTTGGTTGAACGTTAACAGTACGCTGATTATCTCCAACAATAGCTACGTTTGATGGAACTGTGATAGGTAGCTGTTCGCTATATGTTCCGGTCTTAACAAAAATTGTAGCACCTTCTTCTGCCTGTTGGCAAGCATATTTGATACTTGCAAAAGGAGTAGCCATATTGCTACCGCTAGTTACCTGGTCTACACCGTGAGGCGCAACATAGTAAACTTTAGAAGACTCTGTAGCTCCAACCCATGCACCCGCGTTTCCGCTAGCCGTAATAGTTAAACTTCTACCTACTTTAGCATCTCCAGCATTAAGTGGTGCGGCATTATAATCGTTATTTAACAGATCATAATATAAAACATCACCTAAATTAGTGCCTGGAATAGTTTGTAAATCGCCAGAGTTATTAATAACCGACACACCTAAGAACTTGTAGTTCTCAAAAGGCATACCATAAGTTTTAATTTCTTCTAGTTCTTTTTTAGCATACTGAAAGGCTTCGCGTACAGTATTAAATAAATATGCACTAGGTATCTTTATAACACGATCAACACTAGATACTGCTGCAAAATAAGTATTTGTGAACTTTCCTGCAGGAATATTATTTAAATCGTATCCTGTGCTTTGGTTAACATAGCCGTTATATTGAGGAACAGGAGTTAGTGTTGTTGTTGCAGCAAAACCTGTTGCTCCACCTGTGTCAGTTGCAATAATGTTTGCATAACTGTAGTGACGTCCACCATTAGTAACTGTAACACCTAAGATACCGCTTGGAGTAGCTGCTACTGTAAAATTAGCACCTGTACCAGCCGTAGTACTATTAACTTGTACTGTTGCATACGTGTAGTTAGTACCAGGATTTGTCAGTGTAATACTATCAATAGTGTTACCTTGAGCACGAGTTACTGAAATAGCTCCGCCTGTGCTGTACTGATTTCCAGTAACAGTAACTGTTGGGTCGCTAGTATAGTTTTTACCTGGGTTTGTCAGAGTAACGGACTGAATTGGATATCCACTCAGAATAGGATTAACAGTAGCACCTGTACCACCACCGCCACTAATTGTCATAGTAGCAAAAGTATACCCGTGACCGCCATTAGTAATCACAATATCCGTAACACCGCCAGCAGTAATTGTAGCTGTTGCAGTGGCTTCATGACCATCGCCGTTAATTGTTACTGTAGGATTACTTGTATATCCACTACCTACGTTGGTAATTTCATACGATTGAATAAAGTTTTTCAGCGTGTGTACGGTTGCTGTAGCACCTGTACCATTACCACTAATCGTTACCGTTGCGTAAGTATATCCGCTACCAGCGTTAGTTAAGTTAATGTCCGTTACTGCACCAGCAACAATTGTTACAGTTGCTGTTGCACCTGTACCATCACCGTCAATTGTTGCAACAGCTGAAGTGTATCCACTACCAAGAGTATCCATATGCACTGCTGCAATTGGAGTACCTAAGTTAAGTGCGACCGATAATGTAGCGCCTGTACCACCACCACCAACTACTGTTGCGGTTGGTGCTGTTGTATAACGACTTCCAACGTTTGTAACTGCAGCTGAAGCAATGTTTCTGCCTGGGGGGACAACAATTGTTGCAGTACCGCCAGTACCATCACCTAAAAGCGTAACTGTTGCGTTGTTAGCGTAGTTATAACCACCATTATTAAGTGTAATTGATTGTAGAGCAGCACCTGCCAAAACGGGAGTAACTGTAGCACCTTCGCCGTCACCTTGCACGCTTAGTGTTGTAGACAGGCCTGAATAGCCACTACCTTGTGAAGTAACTGTAACTCCGCCCAATACACCTAACTTATATGAAAGTAAGTTGTCGTTTAAGTCAGCAAGTTTCCAGTCAGCCCCATCACGAACTAAGAACTTATTGCTTGTCTTAACAGGTGATGTAAGTGTTAAGTCTGCATCGCGTAACTCGCCTGCTTTGGTATTTGTGTAAGTACCTTGGCCAACTGTACCAGGAGTAACTCCATGACCGCTTACAAGCTTAATACCCTCTGCACGTTTAATATAAACTAATGAAGCTCCGTCAATAGAAATACCGTGACGCTGATCTTCAACAGAGATACTACGATTATTGCGACTAGTTCCACGAACAGCAGCCACATTAGCCATTGTAGTTAAAATAGTATCTGTGCGAGTAGTGCTATTTGTTAGCGAGCCACCGTCAAAGTAAAAGTAGTTATAGCCGTTAATACTTGCTGACGTACTAGATACTAAAGTTGTTTTTTCGTAACGTACACCGCTAACGTAGTAAACAAATTTTGTTTGTCCTGGCGCAGGAAAGATTGCTAAGGTTTTTGCAACTGCTGTTGTTTGATAAGCTGTGCCAGTAGCAAACTTTGAATCTTCGCGAACAGTAATAGTACCGTTTTTGTCGATTGAGTAAACTCGCGTACCATTGTCACTGTACTCAACCACACCACGAGTGTCAGGATGCTGATTGTCAAAACCAGTAGGATCATCGGTTGTGTTTGTAATTGTAGTACCGCTGATAACATCTAAAACACCGTCAATAACAGCGTTGTTATTGATATTAGTTGTACCAGTTGCGGCACCGATTTGAACATCAGTAGCTGCACCAGCAATATTTACTGTTGTAGCCGTTGCGTTAACAACATTGAAAGTTGTTTGGTTAGTGGTAATGTCACCACCTTTAACCTGCAAGTCCCCGTCAATAACAACATTGTTTTTAACAGTGGTTGTACCAGTTGCAGCACCAATATTAACTGCAGTAGCAGCACCAGCCAAATTAACTGTTGTCGCTGTTGTATTTGCTAAGTTAAATGTAGTTCCAGTAACTGTTAAGTCACCGCCATCAATATTTAAATCAGCGTCAACATCTAAGTTACCTGCAACACGGGTATTGCCAAGCGTAGAAGTGCCGTCAGTTGTAAGAGTAGAACCGTTTGTAAGATTTAAGCTACCACCACTGATATTAACAGTAGCACCGTTTTGAGCAGTATAGCTTGCATTTACGCCGCTAGCAACCAGAGGGCCACTAATTGTTCCGCCTGCTGCTGCATTAATAAACTGATCTACGTAAGCTTTTGTAGCTGCATGCAATGGGTCTGTAGGAGCTGCAAACAGGGTAAGCATACCCAACATTGCATCGCCGTCTTTAGACAAGAATCCTTCAGCACCAGTAGCAAAGCTACTCCAATTTGCGTTTGAACCGCCAGCTGGATTACTACCGCCAATAGTGTCAACGTTAGCGATAAACGAAGAGGCACCAGCCTTAACAACGTCATCTTTGTAATACTGGGTAGTACTAGTCCAGACGCCCATCCAACGAATACCTGAATTAAACTTCTGCCATTTGTTAGCAGCTAAGTCGGTATTAAAATCTGTGGAAGCGTGTGGTAAAATAGAGATGTAAGTGTTACCACCATAAGTGATAACTTCATCAGTTGCGTACTGTGTAGCAGTTGCCCATGTACCGCGCAGCTTAAATCCTGCAACAACCTTGTCCCAAGTAGCTGTAACTGTTGGGTTAACGATTTGGTTGTCGGCTTTAGAACGATATAAAGAACCACCGTAACCAACGATTTCGTTGATTTTGTATTCGGTACCGCTAGACCATACGCCTTGATAAGAGAAACCTGAGCTATATACTTGCCACTTGGTAGCATCAGTAGGTAAGTTACCTGTTGTTACACCTAACGCAATATAAACATTGCCGCCGTAGCTAACAATATCGCCCTGGAAATATCCAGTAGCATTTACGTAAGTGCCTTTGTAGCTGTTACCAGCAGTTAACAATTCCCAGTTAGCTGCAACTGTAGGCAGTGTATTAGATTGTGTTAACTTTGAACGATAGATGTTGTTACCATAAACAACGATATCGTTTACATAATATTCTGTTACAGCACTATAGTTGCCAGTAAACTTAATACCGCCAACGTACAATTCCCAGAAACCTGTGTTGCTTGGAGCATTGCCAGTAGTCTCTACTTTAGCACGATAAATGTTAGCGCCATAAGCAACTAAGTCATTAGGTACATAAGCTGTAGCTTCGTTGTAAACACTGCGAGGGCTAACACCTTCTACAAATCTGTCCCAGTATGCAGTAACTGTTGGTAAGTTGTTTGTGCCGTCTTGTTTTGCAACATAGATAGAACCACCGTATTTAACAACGTCATTCTTCTGATAAGAAGTTGTAGGAGAGTAAGTACCTTCGTACTGAATACCATCCAAGAAACGTGACCAGTAAACTGCGTTAGGAGGAGTGATGTTGATAGAGTCTTTAATAGCAACATACACAACGCCACCGTGTGCAACACCGTCACCAACTTTATAGTTGCCGGTTGTGCTAAAAGAACCCAAGAAGTTGAAACCTTCTACCATCAACGCCCAATAAGCGGTATCAGTAGGTAAGATTCCTGATGTTTTTAATGCGTATGTATACACATATACGTTACCACCGTACTTAACGATATCATTTGATTCGTATGTAGTGGCATTGCTCCACTGACCAGCGAAGTGGAAGCGTAATTTTCCTAGATCAATAAGTTGACTCATATTATATTAGCCTCATAAGTAAGTGTCCTTTGTTACCCCACTCAAATTGAATAGTATCTTTTGACCAAACCCATTGTTTGTAATCATACTTATCAATCACGCCTTCTTGAGGCAACGAGACTGGAGTGTCCCCGTCTAAAATTTCTATGTTTAGATTGCCTGTGTCAGGGTCTAGACGGAACCCGTATAACACTTTATCGGCTAAATCTGAGCCTTCATAAAACCCACCCATTATGAGACTCCTTGTAATATTGAGAAGACTGCATCAATGCTAGAATCTACTTTGGCGGAGATAACTAATTTATCCCCTGTGGCAAGAACTAACTTATTACCTTTTGATAATTCGTATGGATCGCCTGCATCTATTCTTTTGTCTTTGTGAATGTAGGTATCTTCCGATCCCCTACGAATTTTTAATGTAAAAGGAATAGTAGTACTCTTTAGGTTTGATATACTACCACCGATTACAATACATTTTTCTGGTGCTGTAAAGCTAATTACTTCTGAAGTACCTACAGCACGCGAAATCGCATTTACGAATATTGTTGCCATATTTTACCCCAATGCAATAGCCATAATAATAGCTTTTTCAGTTGCTATTGTTTCTATTAAGGCACTTCCACCGCCACCGCCAGTGCTAAAACTAGAAATGGTGTTATTGGACTTTTTAAAGTACATAACACCATCTGTATCGTTTATAGCAACTTCGCCTGGTTCCAGATCCTCTACTTCCGGTACTGCGCCGGGAACTGAACTGCGCTTTAATTTAATTACTGTCGACATATAGTTCCCTTGTAGTATTAATAACTTCCGCCATCAACTTGTACTAACTCTACCAAACCATCAGTTACTGTAAACTGTGTGTTTAAGAATTTAGATAAACCTTTGATTAGCGTTGTAGCTGTTGGAATAACTGTTTGTGAAACTGCAGTTACCAAGCCCTTGGCATTAACTGTTAAGGTGGGCACTGTTACGGAATCGCCGTAAGTTCCAACGTTTGTGTTAACTGTGGCTAAAGTAAGAGCTGCTGAAACTGCTGCACTTCCATCCACTGCTGTTAAGGTAGCTGTTGCGTCGCCTGTTAAACTCAAGTTACGAGCTGTTTTCCACTTTGTGGCAGTTGCAGCATTACCAACTAACTCAGCATAAACATTTGTGACTGTTAAGTCTTTGTTCATTACCCAGCGATCATCGCCGCTGTTGTACAGGATGGTAGCAGGAACTGTTGGCCCCATGATTGTCAGACCACCACCGTCAGCCATTGCTGCACTAGTAGCGTCTTTGGCTAATTCAATGTTTTTGTCACCGATTGCAACTGTTGTTGAATTAACTGTTGTAACTGTACCTAACACTGTTAAGTTACCAGTAATAGAGGCATTGCCGTCAATGTTAATGCTGGTAGCCGTAATGTCGTTAGAGTATAAAACTCCGTTGACTGTTACATCGTTGAACGTAACATTTGATGTAGGTGCAAGTGCTTGTGGTAAACTAATTGTAACTGTGTTGTTGGTAACTGCTGTAGAAACTCCAGTACCACCAGTAATTGTCAAGGTATCTGTTAACAAGCTAACTGTGTCAGTACCAGTGTTTCCAGCAATTGCTAAGTTTGTTGCAACTGCTACTGTACCTGCAGCTGTTAATCGACCTTTTGCATCAACAGTAAAAGTAGGAATCTGTGTAGCATCACCATAACTGCCTGCGGTCACACCTGTGTTTGCTAAGGTAAGTGCAGCGGATACGTTAGCAGATCCGTCAATGGAAGCTAAAGTAGCTGTTGCATCGCCGGTTAACGATAAATTTCGGGGATTTAACCATTTAGTAGCAGTGTCGGAATTACCAATTAAATCTGCTGTAACGCGACGTGCGGTAAAGTCACCGTTTGAATCGCGTTTTACTAACGTGCCCACTGTGTTGGCATTGGTAGCTGCGTCAACCATATCGGTATAGCGCTTACCACCAATGATAATGTGATTTACAGCGTTTCCAGCGGTTTCGGTTCCAAGACCAATATAAAGCCTGTCACCACCGTTTGAGCCATTATCTGTTAAGCCAGAATAAGCTAATTCGCCTGCTCCAAGTACCCCTGGATTACCTGACGTTTCACTTCGTTTAATTCTTAAAATAGAAGCCATTGCTTATCCTTTTTAAAACTGACCAGCTTCAAAAATTTGTTTATCCAACAAATTAGTAGCTGTCCATTTATTTGTTGCTGTGCTATAAACTAACACGCCGCCGTCTTGTAGTCCGGAGATATCTACATCTGATGATGCCATAAGTGAGTTAACTGCAGGAGGGGGCATCATGCCACTAGTAATAATTCTAGCAGGTTTATCGTCTATAACTACACGATTAACTACTTGTTCTTGGACAACGGAAGTATCACCGCTTTGGGTTACAATTACTTCAGTTGTCATCGTGTAACCTCTTGTACTAAGGTTAAGTTACCGTTAATAAATGGAATAACATTATTGCCATTGTATAACTCTAAGCTATATACTGCTGTTGCAAATGTAAAGTTTTGTGTAACATTTGCTAATAAAGTGATTTGTATTGTTTTGTTTACATTGTCTAAAACAATTTGGCTGTTTTGTGTGGTTGCTTCGTGAATAACTGTTGGACTATCTACTGTTTCACGAATTTGCATACGTGCAGCATACCCTGCTAAGGGGACTGGTTGATTAAATTCTACCACGCCGCCACTTGTATATGTATTGTATGCTAAACTATTTACTTGATTTATCTCTATGGTAGTAGTTGTAGGCGTAAGCGTTGATAAATGATACTCTTCGCTAGTACTATTGATTTCTTTCATACCGCCTGCCCCAACTACACGAAATCTCCAGCCTACTGGTAGATTATGTGGTGTGGTAGTAGTGATTACGCAAGGAGCTGATTTTGCAATTCCAGAAATTGGTACATAAACTTTTGTTTCTGATTCCCAACGAAATGTCTCTTGAAAAGTGCTGCCTTGGTAGATTTTATAGTTAATTTTTGCTGGTTGCATTAGCCCACCTTAACCTTTTTAGCTGCTGCTATAGTTGCAGACACTCGGAACTTGTTAACTTCTTCGGTTAGTGCAACAACTTCTGTTTGTAGTTGCTGATTTTCTACGCACAACTGTGCTAGTTGGCTATAGAGTAAAATCATTTCCTGCTGCAAGCGGTTTAACTCAGTAGCCAGCACGCCGTTCTGTTGGCTCATGCGCTCTAGTTCTGTGTGCATTAAAGTGATAACGCTTGTTTCAGCATTAGTACTTTTCCAGTCTCTTAACAGTTTCTGAATTCCAACTGAGAAAGCAACAACTGCTAACGCAACTAGTGAAACTGTCTGAATGAGGCTGTGGTTATCTATCTCCACCATAATCAGATCTCCTTATTAGCAGTGGTTGTATATTTACTTATAGTCTAAACGGCAAGTCCGCCTTTTAGATCCAGTTAAAAGCTTGTCAAGAAAAAAAGTTGACAAACTCTGACAATTTGATATATTATACCACAAGGGCGCATAGTTGTCAATGCAAAAAAATACCCTGCCCATATAATGGACAGGGTATTTTTAGCAGTGAAGTTTTTGGCTTTTAATAGCCGCCTCCGCCTCCACTAGCAGCAAGTACGTACCAGTAAAATACTAATGTACGATAGTTGCTGGGATAGCTTGCGTCGTTTCCTGGAAAAGTTGCATTGATTGTGTAAAAACCTGCGGCGTAAGGTGCATTTCCAATGTCATAACTACCAAATCCAGAACCGTTAGTAGTAATAGTAGCATTTGATCCAATATAGGCAGGGCCTGCTACAATAGTAAACTTTACTTGTGAGTTAGGCTTAGCGTCATAGATTTGCCAAAGATCATGTACATAGTCTACATTATAGTAATAGTAGGTTGTTT